AATATAATCCATTTTAGCAAAAGGTGCAAGTACTGGATTCTGTACAACACCAAGAAATTGCATTAGACGTTGGCTACGTACTTCGTTAGCCATCAAGGACTCAGTACCTTCAGCTTTAACTTCTAAGTCACCTTTGATTTCTGAGTCGTAGTCAAACTGCATATTAAAATGAAAGAAAGACTTAGCTAGTGGGCCTAGCAAGTAATCATCGATGTTCTTTACAACAGTGCGTATAGAACCATTGGCAGCAGACATAAGCATACTAATACCAGATGCCGTACGGCCCACACCTTGAATGCCAGTTTGACCGTGAGCAAAAGAAGGGAACCCAGTGCTTTCATCAGCCAGAACACGAGCCTTATCAAACATTTGCATATTTTCATTTGATACGTTGGGGAACTTGGTGCCAAAGATGGCCTGTCCTGGTGCTCCCCCCATTCTTCTCAGGACTTTACCTGGGTAGATAGAAAGATCTTGACCAGGTGCTAAATTGGTTTCATCTACTTCAATAAGCAGGTTACCCGAAAGTGCAGCATTATCTACACTCATACGCATAAACCCATTCATAAGGCTCTGTGTATCATCCATATTTTCCGCTATACCTACCCCAAAGAATGAGTAAGGGTTAACTTCATACGGTACTGCATAGTACGGAAGTATAGAAGGTGTAAACGGATTCATTACAAGACGTAGAACTTGACCATTACAAATCCAGATATTTACTGAAACTTGGTCTTGATCTTTCAATTCTTTAGGAATGTCTACATCGTGATCTTTTAGAATGTCTGTGTCAACGTAACCCCAGAACTCTAAAACAGAATATCTTTCTGATTTAGTTTCTTGGTCTGCATCCTCCATGACTTGCTCCCACCACTCTTTTGTGTAGGACTCACCCATTTCAATAGCAGTATCAATAGCATTGCTGCGGAAGAACGGTCTGTTCTTTAAGCTTCTCATTTGAGAACGAGACATCTTGTGACGTTCTACAACATACTCTGCTTCGTCCATGTTGTTAGCATCTGGGTCAGGGTAAAAGTTCCAGATAGAAACAGAAGATGTCTGAGGAACAGTTTTGATAGTAGGAGAATACTCACCGTCTTCTGTCCAGTTAGGGTATTCTTTATCTACTGCAAACGGACCTTTCATAACACCTGTACCAAATAAAGAACATTCAAATGCTGCAGTACGCAACTGCTTCTTAGCATTAGACTCTTCTAGTTGGTCATGAATTTTCTTTTCCATCTTCTTAGCAGAAACCATTGCAGGATGGAAAGTAATCTCTGTTGGTGTTGTACCTGGACCTTCTTCTACTAGGTCAGCTACTGGCTCTAACTTTCTACGTAGACCGCCAAGACGTTCTTGCAAATCAATAATAGTCTCACCTGGCTGTAGTCTCATATCCTCAGGGGCAAGATCTGGTTCGTTAGCTTTTCTGTTTTGTTCGTTAGTTTCAAAGTTTACAGTGTCTGCCACACCCTCTGGAAGAGTAGTAGGATTAACAGAAATAGGAAATTTGTTAGACCCAAAGAGAACATCTACAATCTGACCATACGCAGCTAGAACTTTAGTCTTAGTTACTTTAACAAATACACGAGACTTCTCTGTAGAAGTAAATTGAACATCAGGGCCATAGATTCCTCTGTAGTTCTGATATGATTTAATCCAACGCTGTTCATCAGAGTACCTAGCTTTCTCAGCACGAGAAAACTTTTCTTCTATGAAGGTAACAACAGTCCCTACAGTAGGGTCATCTTGACCCTCTGAATCTTTTTTATCTTCTACAAAAGAAGACTCTGCGTCATCCATGTAGAGTTCTTCTGATTCATAAATGTCATCTTCTTCCATAGGTATTCCTTAATAACCGAATGTTGGGTCTGAAGCTTGAAATCCTGTTCTCTGCGAAGTAGGATCAAAATCAAATATGTTGCTTCTTGGGCGTGTCATTATTCCGTATCTTAGAGCATCATATAGGTGGTCTTCAGAGTTTGTATCTACATCCTCAGGGTTTCTTTTATCTAGAGGAATAGAGGGAAGCTGAGATATAAGATTAGTGCAATTAGAAAATATGACAAGTCTTGGTTCCTCTGTAAACTCGTCTACTTGTAATCTTCTGTGTAGTTCGTTTTTTCCTGCTACACGAGATCCTTTTGATCTGTCTGCAGGTCTCCATCTACACCCTCTAATAATCATTTGTTCAGCAAGGCTAGGGCCAGTATCACCACGATTATGCCAAAGAGAAGAGTCAAGAACTCCATATCTTACCTTCTCATCTCGTTCTATGTCCAGGATCATGTCAGCCAAGTCGGTAGCTATTATCTTAGAAACATATAACTCCCTGTATACTACTAGCTGTTCAGATCCTGGAACAACTGCTAACCAGACTACACCAGTATAAGATCCATACCCATAATCGCAAGCTCTGAAACGAACCCAGTTACTTGGTATATCGAATGGGTCAACAACGTGGATGCGTCTGCTAAACTCTGGGAAAGCTGCTCCTTCGTTAATATCCCAGTCACCTTCAAGCAACTGTCTTCGTTGATGTTCAGGCAAAGATAGAAGGTTGGCTTCATACATTCCATCCTCAGACAGATAAGGGTTGTCGAAGAGGGTGGCTGGTATAAACTTCCTCTTGAATAGTGGCTCACCCTCTCGACTATGGCCTTTGGGCCATTTAATGACCTCTCCATTTTCGTCTGTAGCCCAGAAGGATTTATCTGGTACACTAGGGTCAATAAAATGTTTTTTAACCCATTGGTGACCTGGGCCTCCTGGGTTGGAGGTAGCTCTCATATACAACGGTAAGCCTGAGGCTTTTGTTGAACGAAGACGTGACCTCATGTAGTTCCAAGCGTATGGTGTAGGCCACTGTGTAAGTTCGTCAAACCCAATCCAGTTAAAGGCTTGGCCTTGGTATCTCATAACGTCATCATCTCTATCAAGATATGACATCCATAGTGTGGCACCGTTAGGGGCAACCCAAGTCTTATCTCTTTCCATGAACTTGATACCTGGGATGGCCTGAGGATAAAGCTGCTTACTTACAGAAATAAGTTCTCTACGCTCTTCTGTAGACCTCCGAACAAGTAGCATTCGTGCATGTGAATTCGCAAAATACCTAACTGGGTCTGCAACCAAACTGTACGACTTACCACCACCTGCTGCTCCACCATAAAGTACCTCTTGTTCTGTAGCTGCTAAGAACCTAGTCTGCGGCCCTGGGTTTGGCTCGAAGATCACCTTTTGTTTGACCGCAGAAGGGGCAACACTCTCCATCTCTGAGTTCGATGTACTCATCGTCTGTGGCGAGAGTTCTGGTGTGCTTTCCACCAAGTCTTTCTTCTTCGATCTTCTGGCTCTTCCTTGCCGCTTCTTTATACTTTTTGGCATACTGGCGGTAGTTGCTGGACGCTCTACGCCTTTTTTCTTCCATTCTGACACGTTTATATAACCCTACATGTGAGATTTCTCTTCCAGACTGATCAGACAACCAACGAGCTACTTGTCTAACACTGTAATCTTGAAGAAACTTCTTTGCTTTTTCTAAAAGTTCTAGTTCTTCGGGGATAGGGATAAGAAGCATTTCGTCTTCTTCATCCTGTTTGTAACCAAATGGTACGTGTCTTCCTACTCTTATAACAGGATACCATTCTCCGTTTTCTCCTTGCAATGGTATCTGCCAGTCTACTTTTGTCGGGTGTGGTGCTGTTGAAGCTCTTTTACTCATCTTCTTTCGCTGGTAGAATAAATAAAGGCTCTGAAGCTTTTACTTCTACTTTATCTGTTTTTGTAAATCCTGCACGATCTAAAATATCTTTAGCTGCTAACATCTTTTCTTTTACACCTAGATCAGTAGGGTCAGCCATAACAGAGAACATAGTATAAGCAGCTTTAGTAGACGATTGTGCTATGAACTTCTTTGTAAGGTCTGCAATCTCATCTGTCAAGGCATTAACAATACCTGAAGTAGAAACACCTTCAGCATATCCTGCTAGTTTCTTAGCTGCTACAGGATCTCCTTTAGCCTCGTCAAAGAGGACATCAAGGAACTTCTGTTGTTTTTCTGTTAAGTTTCTAGCCATTATGTCACCATATATAATATAAATCCAAAAGCACCAAACCCTATTAACAACAACAAACTAGTTACAGTCCAAGTAATTATTGCTTCTTGTAGTTCTGCTTTACGATACTCTTGTTCTTTCTTTTGCTTACGAATCTTAGCCTCGATTGCTACTAGCTCATCCCAAGCTGATGGTCCCATCGTGAAAGATATATAATCCTTCAATTCTTTTCTCATGGCCTCTGCTTTACGCTTCGCAGCGAAAACTTCCAAACTTTCGGCCTCTACAGAGCCACTCAGTGATTTCCACCAAGGAGGGTTCTTAACTTGCTTTTCAGCTTGACCTAAATCAGACATGTGACCTGCCCACTTAGTTAGTTGGCTACCCATGTCTTGTAGATCTTTACCTACAGCAAACCCTTTCTTGAGGGCATTGAAGGCGACTGTCGCACCTGAAATTATTGTAACAGGGTCCATTCGCCTCCTCCCAAAGACTCATTAGACTTTATTTTTTATTGACTACAAACTCGTATAATGTTTCTGCTTGCTTCTTAACTTCTTCAGGTGTGTACATCGTAGGGATGTACTTCTTCCAAGCTTCTAAAGCTAGTTCAGCATTGTCTTTGTACTGCTCCATAGCTGCGTATGCTAGTTGAAGCTGTGTGTCATATGTTTTGTCTAACATCTCTTTTGACATAGCCAAAAGGTCTGTGCGTATTTGATAAGGATTTGAAGTATATTTTTCCATATGTGTGTGTTTCCTTGTGTGTTGTATTTATAGTGTGTCCCCACGAACTATTCTTTTAATGTCACCACGACCAATACCTAGATCGTTAAGTTCTCTGTCTGACATTCTCCAGAGGTGCATCTCAGCAATACGAGCATTTGCTTGGGCTTGTCTTGCTTCAATTAATCTTTCAAAGAATTTTTTCATAGTAGTATCTCCATATTGTTAAGTCAGGTCTTATGACCTTATGGAGATTAGTTATATGTTGTTAGTTATAACACACTACTATAAAAAATGCAACCCCGCTACCCGACTGGTACAAAGGTCTCTGTTAAAGTAACAATAGAATCAATATGCCCTGCTGATGTTGGTGTTAATTGAATCTTGTCACCTGGTTCAAGAACAATGTCAATATTGTTAAACTCTAAGAAGTCACCAGCATTTAAACTTTTGCCCTCAACAAAACCAGAAGCGTAAGTTTCTGAAGAATCATACCACTTAACGCTTACTGAATTTGTGCTACCACCAGAGTTATTCACAATAATATAGGTAACTTCTGCTATGCAGTTAGCAGGGCAAGTGTATACATCCTCTGTTGTGGTGCCAGTGTTATGACCCCAAACAGATTTTCTACGAGCAGGTTTACCTATTGAGTACTGAGTCATTTCTTCTTAGTGACCTTCTTTATAGTTTTAACTACCCAAGCTTCATTTACTTCAGTATCAGGATCATCTGCAATAAAATGACCGTTCTCATCACGAGCACGTTCCATCACCAACTCTTCTTCTACTTTAGCTTTTTTCTTGGGTGCCTTTTTCTTAGGAGCAGATTCTTGCTCTTTAATAAATTCTAAGACTTTAGCTTCTTTAGTGTGCCAAGTACCACGAATCTTTTGAGCAAGAACATCTCCACGAGGACCAAGGACTTTATCACCTTCTAGTCTCATTTTCTAAACAATCCTGTTGTTCTCATGTCAACCATACCACCTGACTTATAGCCTGACTTTTTCTTAGCCATACCGCCTTTAGAATTACCAGACTTATATTTGTCAGGATTTTTAGAAGAATCCTTAGTAATCTTTTTGTCAGCTTTTTTCTGTCTGGTGACAGCAGTTGGGTTTGTTGGACCTTCGCCTGTAAAAGTATTTTTAAGAGCTATAGCTAGAGCACGACCTGGAACACTCTTGTCAGATGGTCTAGCGTCTTGCATCTCTTTCATTAGATTTTTAATACGTTCTTTCTTAGCGTCAGATACATCTGCATCT